AATCAATAGCGTCGATTGCCCCGTCCACATATTCTTCTGTGGCGTAGCCTTCCAGACTGGGGATCTCAATAGCATCAATGTTGGCCTGTAGACTGTCCCGCAGGCCGATGTCAGCTAGTGACCTCTCGGTCTTTTCATCTTCTATTTTCTTGGCAAGCGCGGAGTCTGCCTCTGCCCTGTCTTTAGATTCCTTGGCAAGACCTTCTCTAATCTCAGTATCGTCGTAGCCTTTCTCAGATATCTGATCTATCTGATCTTGCAGGTCATTATCTTTTTCTTCCCTAGCGGCGGCTTCATCTCTAAGCCCCTGCTTAATGCCCGTGTCATCATACGGCTCCAGAGCATCGATCTGATCTGTAACCCACTCTTCACTAGCAAGCCCATCAATACTAGGTATCTTAAGATTAGCGACTGTCTCTGCCAGATCCTCAACTTCAGACTGGATGCCGATATCGGCCTCGCGCCTAGCATTAGCCTCTGAAGATACAGCGGCGCCAACATACTCTTCAGTAGCCAGACCTTCAATGCTAGGAACTTCAATGGCGTCTATATTTGCTTGTAAGCCGTCTCTTAGGCCAATATCAGCAAGGGATCTTTCTTGCTTCTCAGCCTCTATCTGCTTTTGTAACGCTTTATCTTCAGACTCTCTGGTTCTTATCTCGGCAGCAAGACCTTCCCTGATCTCAGTGTCGTCATAACCCTTTTCAGAAATGGCATCTATCTGCCCCTGTAAGCTCGCATCACCCTCTTCCCTAGCAGTGATCTCAGCAGCAAGCCCTTCCTTAATCTCAGTGTCATCGTATGCCTCAAGAGAATCTATCTGGCCTTGTAGCTCAGTGTCGGCACTCTTTCTTTGATTTGATTCTTCTGCCAGAGTGATGGCAAGCGAACTGATCTCGGCCTGTAATCCTATGTCAGCAACGCGGCGAGTTTCGCTCTCAATGTTGATCTTGTCGTCTAGCTCACTAAACGAATACTGCTTGAGGATATCAATCTCATTCTGTAGCGAATCACGCAAACCAATGTCAGCCAGAGAACGCTCCCACTTCTCAGCCTCAAGCGCCTTCTCTCTTGCTACAACCTCGTCAGCAATCTCCTTTCTAAGCTCGGTGTCGTCGTAACCTTTCTCTTGTATTTGATCAATCTGATTTTGGTTGCTGTTGATCTGATCCTGAAGGAACTCATCTTTCTCACGGCGCATCTCGGCTTCTTTAGCCAAAGACTCTTGGGTGGCAAAGTCTTCGTGCTCACCACCTACCTCTTGTATCTTCCCGTACAGGAACTCATTAACGTCCCTCTGGTTCTCAATGCCCTCAAGCTCTTTAGGTGTCGGGGCAAACTTGCCGATAACATCTCTAAACTGGCTGGGGTTAACCGCAACAAGGTCAGTAGTTACTGGAGTCCACTCTCCCTCGTTCTCTTCTCCGTCCTCTCGGTACACAAGCCACTTACCGTCCCTCAGGGTGGCTACAGGCCTCTTTACGTACTCCGACAGGTCTACGTTACTATCTCCAGAGCCCCCTTGAGATAGCACCACAGTGTTGCCTTGTGCGTCAGTTTCAGTAGGCAGTTCTACAGAGATCTCGTCTCCGTTGGACAACACGAGCACTAAGTCACCGTCAGCGGCTGTGTAAGCGTCCGTAATGCCTACACCGTTTTCACCGTCAGGACCCTTAGGTCCCTCTGGACCCTTGGGACCCTCTGGACCCTTAGGACCCTTAGGCCCCTCAGGACCTTTAGGACCCTTAGGGCCTTGTTTACCAGCGTCTCCCTTGTCGCCTTTAGGTCCCTGAGGCCCGTCGTTTCCCTTCTCTGCGGAGGTCTTTTCTACCTTCTCTATACGCCTCTTGAATTTCTCCAGAAGCATGAGCGTTGTTAAGTCTCGCATTTACGCTACCTCTGGTGCTGGTCCTACGTTAGGTCCTCTGGGTCCCATAGGCCTGCTAGGTTCCTGTGGAGGGCTAGAGGGTCTGTCAGACACCAAGGAGTCAAGCAGAGCCTGCTCTGACTTCTTGTTAGACTCTGCTAGAGTTCTCTTGTCTGAAAGCTCAGACTCCTTTAGGGCTATCTCAGCAATCCTGAGACGCTTCTCAAACTCTTTGTCGTCCTGATCGCCTGACTGTAGGTTACGTGTGATAGCCTCAATCTTGTCGATCTCAAGCTCCTGAGGTGCAAGCTGAGTCTCCATGGCGTACTTGTTAGCCCTAGCTTGAGCTTCTGCTGCCTGACCTTGCAGGGCCGCAGTCTGACTCTTTTGGAACTCCATTTGAGCCTGTTGAGCCATCTGAGCCATCTGCTGTTGCTGAGGATCTGGCTCTTGAGCTTTAGTCATAGACTCAATCAGTTCCTCACGGTTGCTGAGGTTCATGTTGTCTATGATACTCTGGATCAACACGGGGTAGATAGGGGAATCTTGTTTCATGGTTTGCAGGAGTTGTACCAACTGAGTAACCTCGTATTCCCTAGCGATAATGCCTAGAGTACTAGTTGCGTTGAACTTGTAGTCAGATACAGGGTAGTTCTCCGGGTCAAACTGCATGTACCTGTGAGCCGCTTTAGTGACAAAAGGTAACAGGAACGACTGTTGGAAGTTAATCAGGGTGCGCTTATGGCGTTTAATAATAGCACCAAGAGACATAGAAATACCAGCGGCAGTAGCTTCACCATTAACGTTGCCAGCAATTCCTGCTGAATCAACCGCTCCTGTAGCCTGCTGAACCATCTGCTGAAGAGCTTGTGCTTGTGCGAAAGTAATCTGACCAACTTGTCCAAAGTTAAATGGCTGTAGAACTTCACGCGGATCTCCGTTAGTTAGAATCATCTTACCCGGACGTACCTCAGGTTTAGCGCCTCTGGGGAGCCTAGTTGCGTCTACAGCCATCATGGGGTGGATAGTGAGTGACAAGGCGTCGATCCTAGCTCTTAACTCAGTGTCCAAGGCCTTCTGAGAGTTGTAACCTTTCTCACAGACACCACGACCCCAGAAACGAGAGGGCACAACGTCCCATGGGAACGCTACCACAGGACGGTCCTGCATCATGTAGGGGTTGGCTTCAGCCTTCAGGAGAGTACCACCGTTGGCTATGACTACAACGGCCTCTACGTACATAGACTCGTCTTCTACGTCCACACCTTCGTTCGTAAGAAGCTCACGCGGCACGAGTCCGTAGTACTTGGTCAACCTGACCTTGTCGTCGTGGTACAGCGTGAGATCTTGGTCAGGCTCTAAGTCTGAATCAGGGGCCGCAGACCCAACGTACACATCGTTGTAAACACCGCTCTCCTGTAGCAATTCCACGGAGTGCTTAGACACAAACTCATCGATAGCAACACCTAGGGCATCCTCTACAGAGGTAGCTACAGGGTCAATCAAGAAGTTCTGGGGCATCACAGGCCTGAGTTTGACTACGATTCTGTCGGTAATGTTAACGCCTACAGCCTGCAGTTGTCCGTCCATGATAGGCTGAGTAGCTGGAGCCATCTCCTTGATCTCCTCAAGGATAACCTCACCTATTCCTGTGCCAAATACTGCAGCGTTAATCAAACACTCAGCTACAGCCTTACGGACCTTAGTGTTCTCAAAGTCCTCAGACAGTTTCTGACGTAGAAACATGATATCTTGACTGTCTTTGTCATTAACGTCGTCTGAGATGTCGAACCACTTGCCTCTACCAAACGTGGCTTCCTCAAGCTCTGCTACGTTAGACTCTACAGCCTGCTGAAGCGCCGGGGATACAATTCTAGATCGCTCTGACGATCTCTGGGTGTCAGCAGGATCCCACTGTCCTCTCCACAGCCGGTAATATTCTTCAAACTTTGCTTCGTAGTTGGATTCGTAGTGGTCACGCCAGTTCTCACACTTGGTCATCACCCACTCTTCAAGTGACTCCTCAATCGACAAGTGCTCAGGGCTTAATATATCGTCTGCCATAGTATTTTCCTTAAAGTATTGCTAAAACGTAACCGAGTGTAAATAACACTACAGCAGAAATTAGGTAGATTCCGTATGTGTTGAAAGGCCTAAAAACTTTTTTGGACATGATCAATAGCCCGCCACAATATCTAGAATTTCGTGGTCATCAATTTCAAATTCATAGCTGTACGCTACTTTTGCTAGCTGGTCTACGTACGCTAAGGCGTCAATTAAGTCATCGTGGGTCAGAGGATCTGGAAACTGAAACAGTTGGTCTAAGAACCTGTTGTTCCACTCTCCTTTGTTAATAGACACAAAGCCGTTCTCAAATCGCCCCTGTAGAGCCCACATAACCCTGTCAGTCTTCTTCTTGTTACCGTGAGTAAGCTCCTCGACTCTAAAGAATGTGCCGTAGCGCTTCTGTAAGTCTGTGAGGGGGCTCATGACGGCTTGCTTTGCTATTCCTCGCTCAATACCAACGCTGATAGGTCGGTAATCTCTGACCGCTTGAAATATCTTGGCGGCAGTCTCGTCAAGGCTCCACCGCCCATATATAATGTTATCAACGTACCAACCATCAGGACTAACTTTAACGACAGCGATTGCAGTTTCATCTAATTTAGAGTTCTTCGTCCGTTTCTTGTTTACTTCCTCAAAGCCAGCTAAGTCTACTGCTATGTAGTAGTCACCCTCGTCAGGCTCTTCTCCGTACTTTACCCAGTCCTCTCTGAACATCTCAGAGCCTCTGGCCTCAAAGGACGCCATAAACTCCTGTCGGAACGCATAAGAGGACATAGACTTCTTAGCCATGTCAATCTCACCAGAGTCCAA